CGCCGGTCCCGGAGATGATGGCGCCGGGGACGAGGGTCCCGGATGATACCGCCGTGACATACATGACGTTGCCGGCGATCGAAGCCGTCACGGATGCAGTCCCTGCCGCAATGGCGCCGGTGAAGCTGGCTGCGGCTGGAAGGCTGGCATTCAGGCCGGTCTTGATCAGGGTCGCGGCGGCGGAATAGCTGGTGGCCGACGACAAGACGATGCTCGCGGCACTGTAGGTGTAGCCGTCGACGATGATCGACAGAGAGCCGCTAAGCCCCTGGAGTTGAGGAATGGTCAACGTGTTGACGGGGCCGCCGCGCAGATAGGCCGCGACCGCCGCCGGGTTATACTGCGTGAACAGGATATCCGCAGGCTTCTGCGTCGAGCCATTGAATCCGTTGAAATAGATGTCCGCGATCTCGACTTCTTTGGCCGACGGGCCGAAGTAGGTCGAGACGGAAACACCGTCATTCGGGAAGGACAGCACCTGCCCCGCAGGAACGCGAGAGTTGCTGGTCAGGATGAGGCCGTTCAGAACGAGCGCATTGCCGCCGGCGTTCAGCACGTTCGGGATTACGTTCACAAGCGCCGAAGCTGGGATCGTGGTCAAGGTCGTCTTCCTTCTATGAAGATGGATTAGGCGGGATAGGCAGCTTCGACATCGATGACTGCGATATCGAGCTCGTCTGCGAATTGTTGCGGAAGGCCAGCCAGCACCTGGTTGGCTTGCATCACGGCGTCGATCACCCAGCGGCTTTCGATTTGATGGTTTTCATTTTCAAACGGCAGTTGCTTCGGATCGCTCACATAGAGGGGCGAGACATCGAAGCCGGATGCCTTGAAGGCCTGCACCGCATAATCGTCGCGGAACAAGGTCGATATGGTCTGCGCGTTTTCCGCGCCGTTGTTTCCGTGAACGTCGAGTTGGACGGTGACGCGGGTGGGCTGGAGCAGTGTTTCACTGCCCGATGCCATCTTTCGGTTCGGGACGGTTTGCGTGGCGGAAATGGTATAGGTACCCACGCCGCCGGTTCCGGTCCCCAATGCCGTGATCGTGGTCAAGGCAGAAACGCCGACGCCGAACACGAGTTGACCCACGGCCAACGCGCCAAATTCTACCGCCGTCACGGTCATCACCATTCCCGCGATCGAGGCGGTGAACGAGACATCGGCGTAGGTGTCGATATTCGTTGCCAGACGGTTCTGAAGGAACGGCGTCATGATCACGAAATCATCGCCGATCGGCTCAGGCACGCGGTTCTCCTGCCCCTGCACCACTTCCGTCCCGGCCGGCAATACGGCCAGCAGGAAGGATCGTAGCGCCGTCAAGATATTTGACTGCGTGGGTGACGGTGGCTGCAATGTCATGATCGATCAATCCGTCTGCAACACCACGGCTGCCTTGCTCCAATCAGGCCAGGTTTCCAGCATCTGCACGATGAGCCACTTCCCGACGTTCGGACCATCCGAGAGTGTCACGATATCGCCGCCCTTCTGACGGGCGCGAAGGACACCATTGAACTCGCCGTAGAAATAGATGGCACGGGCGGCACCATTCATGTTGATGCCCTCCAACTGCTTCAGGTCCTTGTACGTCAAAGCCTGGACCTGAACCTGGCCGGTTACCGTACTATAGGTGGGGACACGAGACCCGTCCGGATTGGTCGTATACCCCGTGCTGACCTGCATGGTGGCAGAGACAAACGGGTTAACCGCGCCGATGGCCGGCGCCACGATACCGTGTAGGTTCATGAGGTTACCCGCCGAATTTAATGATTGGTCCAGTTCGTGCCGTTGCAATAGACAGGCAGATGGACACTACCGCCCCCCGCTGCAGTCGCATTATAGACGGGCGCTGCCGCGGCATCGCTCACCGCGGCAAACGTGCCCTCGGCGCCCGCGTTGCATGTCGGCAATGTCGCTACGGTAAAGACGGTCTTTGACTGCAAGCTGTTCGCGGCGAACGCGCCAGTATGCACCCAAGCGCCGGAACCGCTGTTGGACGTGATCCCGGTAATCCCAGCCGCTTGGCCGCCAGATGCCTTGAGCCATGTCGTGGCCGAGTTACCCGCATCGTTTTTGAACCGGAAGTTCAAGCCACCCTGAAACCCCAGGATCTCATAGGTGCGATTGTTGGCCGTTTGCGAAGCATCAAAGAAGAGCGTGTCGGCAACATCGGGAGCGGCAGACAATGCGACGCCCGAATTCGTCGGGCCGGCCGCTGTGGTATTGTTGGTGGAACTCACGAGCCCCTTGGCCGTGATGTTCCCACTAACGGCGATATTCGGTCCCACCGGCAGCGGCGCAATCTGAGCATGCGCAAAACTGAAACTGGCGAACACCAGGAGAAAAGCGAGAGCAATCTTTTTCATCAATTTTGCTCCACATACAACGGCGTTGAGCCAGCCGTAGCGATGCAGTTTAGCGCTTGGTTGGGCGCTCCGCCGGTCGTCGGTCCCCACGATGCGCTTTGACCGGGGGCCAGCATGAACGATGCCGTGCCATTGAGCGTGGCAGCGCCAACCCACGAACACGCGACGGTCGCCGATGCGGATGTGTTCTGCATTTGCACCCACACACGTGGGTTTGCCCCCAGGCAAGCGCCGGAGGTCGCCGCGACGGTGCACCCTGCCACCGTCTTCGCAACGGATGGGATGTTATAGGCGACATTCCACGGGTCGGTCCCTTGCGTGACCGCCGTTGAGCCGCCGGTCGGGCAAGGGATCGCCTGGTTGCTGCCGTTGATGCACATGCTGACGACGCCGGAGACGGTTTTCCCCGGCGTTGCCGTCTGGAACTCGTTCCCGGTGATTATAGCCGTCTGAGCCCAAGCGGCCGTGATTCCGGTAAGGAGTATCGCCGCAACAACGTATCTCAGTTTCATTTGCTCAATTCCTTACGATTTCACTTCGTAATCCACACTCGACAGGAGCACTCCGGAATCCACCAGTGGCTTGGTGGAGACTCCTCCCGTGCTTTCGCCGGCCTTCACGCGCCGAGCCGCTTCGCCGACCGTCTTGCCCGTCACAACCAGGTCGGGATTGTCGGCGCGCATCTTGCGCAGCATCAGTGTGACCGGGCTTAGCGGCGGATTGAACGTATCGATGATCGACTGCTGAAGCTGGCCTTTGATCGCCTCGCCGGTCTGCCCAAGGGTCTTCGCGGCGTCATAGCCGTTGCTGACCAGCAGATTGCCGACAGCATCCGGCCATTCCGGGCTTTTGTCGGAAATCATGGTGCGGAAGAACGGACGTGGCGGGATACCCGCCTTTGGCGCGCCGAATTCTTGGATCGCCGCGATCTCTGGGACGGACTTCCCATCGGGATAGGTTGCCCCTTCGAGGAAGCCGATATCCACCGACGATGCCTTCTCGATGTTCTTGGCGATCTCGGCCAAGGCGGCGGCCAGCTTGTCGCCGCCCTTCAGCGTGACCATTAGGCAGCGTCCGGCGGGGGCTCTTCGAGTTCATCGGCGGCGACAGGAGCCTCGGCAGGCACGTCTCCAGATGTCTCCGGCTGATCGCCACCGGCGGGTTTCTCCGCCTCTTCAGGAGCAGAAGCCTCAGCGCCCTCGGGCGCGGTTGGAGGTTCGCCACCCGTGCTGGGTTCAGGGGCCGCCGCAGGTCCGGGCTCACCTGTCGGAGCATCGGCGGCAGGTGCATCTGCCACAGGCGCCTGCCCGCTCTCGCCTTCGATCGGCGCGACGGGGGGAGTGGCTGCCTGCTGATCAGCGGCAGGTGATCCCCCTTCGGCCGGGGCCTGGTCGCTGGCGGGCTCCTGATTGGCTTGGTATTCCAGCCACGACGGCAGCATCTCTACCAGCATCGGCTCGTAAACCGCCAAGCGGGTTTGCAGGGACTCCACCTCGGCAATTAGCCGGCGGATGTGCTTTTCGTAAGCGTCGATATCCATCAGTTGCCCTCCTTTTCCGAGGTGGCTGCGTCGGCAGCGGCTTTCTTGCTCGCCGTGGCCTGCGGAGCCTGGGCGGCGGATGCCGCGTCCTTGGCTACCTGTGCGGCTTCGAGCCGGTCGAGGCGGTCATCCACCTCGACTTTCCATTCGCGGAATTCCTTGCGAAGTTCCTTGTCCATCTCGGACCTCCTATTGATTTAGCCACGGGTTCATGTTTCGGCGCGGCCCCGGAATGTATCGCATGGTCCGGTACGCAGCCGTTACCTGCCAGAAAGCGGCCCCGAAGGTCGTTTGCAGGAACCACGCGTTGTTTGGCGTCGTCGGAAATTCCGCCGAGACCGACACACTGCCCTCGGTCGCGCTACTGATGCGACCCACGATCCCGCTGCCGCCAGCCCCAGTGATGCCTTCGCCTTTCGGCCCGTACATCAGCTGCGCCACATGGGCGACCATGAGATTAAGCAGGACCGTCTGTGTCTCTGCCTTGCTGACCGGTCCACCGCCGTCATTGCGGCAATAGATTTCTGCGATCGGTAGGATCAGATTGGTGACGGTAGCCTCATCCAGCGCCGGAGAGAATTGCGGGAAAGTGGCCGCCCAGTTTGCATAATTGAATTGAACGGCCACGCCCATCAGCGATCACTCCGGTTAAGCGGCGTCTTTGTCGAAGGTCTGAACTCGACCCTTGAGCTTCGCCGGGTCGACAGGCTCGAGCCCGGACTTCGTGCTGCGATATTCTTCCGCCATGCCGGCAGTGTCCTGGTCGTGGGCAAAGACCAGGTGGTTCACGACCGCATCGAGGTCATGGTTCTGCTTCAGCCAAAGCTCAAAGAACTCCTTGTCGACGCCATACGTGAGCGCATAGCTCGATCCACGGGCCGCCGGCGGGATGCTCGGATCGTACTTTTCGAGATAGCCCTTGAGCGTCACGGTCTGGGGACGAGGCATGGCGCGATCGACAGGCTTTGTGCCGCCTCCCGGCATAGGTTCCTGAAATTTCACCTTGTCGAAGACGCGAAGGATCAGGCCATGTGGCATCTTACATGCCACGGTTACAGTTTCAGACATTTCTTGCTCCTGGTTGACAGACGTCGGCGTCACGGATCCAGCAGGTTGCCTTGGGAGGAACGGGCCGCTGGGTCGTCAAGGCGCGCGTCCGCGCCCGCCGAACTTATGGGTGAAAGGCTCCCGCTGCTGGCTTAGACGCCCACCATCTGGCTGATGGCGAGCGGCATGCGGATCACGGCGCCCCAGGTGCCCGACGTCATCTTCTTCTTCCAGGAAGACATGGCGCGAATGATCGGGTGGCTGCGGAGCTTCTCGTTGAAGGCGCAATACCCGGTCTTCTGGCCATCGATGGCATCGGCGATCAGTTGGACGACATTGCCGGCGGCAACACCCACCGGGTTATTTGCTGTCAGAGCCCCATACTGCACCGCCGAAACAATCCGGAGGTTCGGGAAGTTCTTCTTCAGCAGATCGGAGACGTTGACGCCGAAGGAGTTGGTCGCGGTCATGGCGAGTTCCGATCCAGGCGACAGAGCCAGGGTCATCTTCGTGTTCTGGTCGACGAGGCCGTTGGCCTGCTGACCCTGAAGCTGATACCAGAGCGCCTGGATATCGGCGAAGATCTCGTTTGCCGTGGCAACGATCTGGCCGTTGTTGACCCACTTCACGCCACCGTAAGCCTTGGTGGCCGGGGTGATCGGCGCCGACAGGTTCGGGTCATTCAGCAGACCGTAGTTCTGAAGGCCAAGCACGCCGAAGAAATAGGACTGGTTGAGGAAGCGATGCAGGACCGTGGTGCCGGCGCCGTCCACTTCACCGACCCAGTTGACCCGGCCGAGGCCAGCCCGCTCGATTTCCAGCTCACCGTATTCGGAGATGGTCTGGAAAAGGTACGACTGACGCTGAGGCCAGTTCATGTTCGCACCCGAGCGGCCGTTCTCGTTGTAGTCGCCGTAGGACGATACTTCGCCCGTGGATTCAACGACCGGGAACATTGCGGTCTGGTCGATCCACGTGCCCTTGCGGGTTTCGCCGAAGATCTCAGCTGCCTTGGTCGGCGAGAAGACGATCCGGTAGACATCCGGGTCGATCAGGGTCGTGAGAAACGCCGGGATGCCGGTGTTTGCCGCCGTTGAAAGTGCGGGCTGGGCGTCCATGGCCATGTAATTGACCTTGGCCTCGTTCCAGACATACGCCTTGGCATCGGGAAGGTAGATGCCGGCCGCTTCGAACATTCCGCGGTGAGCGTCCCAGGCAGCGGCAGCCTGATGGTAGTCATGAAAGTCCATTGTAATTTCTCCTCAGGGAGCCGCCGAGCTGGGAGCGCTCGGCGATCTGGTTGGGGGATGGCGTGGCTAGATCAGCCCTGCAGCCACGAGCTGATCTTCATGAGTTCGCCCGGCAGAGCCGAGGAACGCACAACGAACTTGGTTTCGACGTTGGTGGCTGCCGTGATCGCCGTGGAAGCGACGACGGTGTTGTTGTCGACGATGTAGGTACCCGCGCCGCCCGTGCCCGTGCCGAGCGCGGTGATCGTGGTTCCCGCGACGACGCCGGAGCCGGAGAGCGACTGGCCGACGCCGAAGACGCCTGCCACCGTACCGCCGACAGTTAGCGTGCCGTAGGTGCCGCTGACCGTGGTCGACGCCACAGTCTGTTCCGGGATGCTGACCGCATAGGTGCCGATGCCGCCCGTGGTGCCGGAAAGCTGGCTGACGATCTTGGTGCCGGTTGCGATGCCGGTGCCCGAGATCGTGCCGCCCGGGACGACGGTACCGGAGCTGACCGCGGTGACGGTCAAGACGTTGTCGGCGATCGAACCGGTAACCGAGAAGGTGGATGCGGCGACCGAGCTTGCGGAACCGGATGCCGTGCTCGGGCTACCGGTAGCGGCTGCGGTGAACTTGCCGTCAGCGAAGGCCGCATATGCCTTCATGCCCGGCAGCGCCTGGGTGGAACCGTTGTTCTTGACCCAGAAATCGCCGGAAGCAAAGACGGTGACCGGGAAGCCGGCCGGGACAAGCATGGTCGATTCCTGCAGATACTGCTGGATAAGGCCCTGCTGTTCGCGGTGGGCAATACCGGCGATCGCACCGGAGCCGAAGGCATTTGCCACAGCCGGGGTGCCATCGTCGTCGACATAGGTGCTGGACAGCCAGATGGCGCGGCCAACGATGAAGGAGGAACCGGCGACAAGGCCGCCGGGACCAGCGATGACGGTCGCCCGCGGGTTGGTGCTGGCAAAGTCGCCTTCCACCGCCGGGGCAGGATTGTAGTACGCCTGGGTCTGGAATCCAGCCATGGGTTTTCTCCTAAAAGAAACGGCCGCACAACGGCGGCCCTGTGGGTTGCGGTTATGTCGAGACGCTTAGAGCGTCTTGACGATGTGCGACTTTGCTTCCGGGAACATCTCGTAGAACGAGGAAGCTCCCTTGGCATCCATGGCAACGGAAGGCGACGTCTGCCGCTGCTGCGTACCGGGGATCTGCTGCGCCTTCAGGATGGCGCGGAAAGCGCTGGGGTGAACGCCGGCGATATCGACGCCGAGAGAGGTCAGAGCCGTGCGATAGACATCGGCGGCGCTGTCATGGGCCATGGCGACCGCGCCGATATAGGGGCGGACGTCTTCCTTGGCGGCTTCGATCTCGCGAGCGTTGCGGCGCTCGTTCGCCACTGCGGCATTGATTGCCGCATCCATTGCCTTCTTGTCGACCATGTCCTTCTTCTCCTCGGCCTCGTCTTCGGCCTTCTTCCTGGCGCCTTCGTCTTCGTCGGCGTCTTCGTCCATCGCTTCCTGATTCCAGAGCTCGTCGCAGGCCTTCATGTCGTCCTCGGACAGCTTGTCCTTGAGGAATTCCATGACCCGCGACTTCTGGTCCGGCTCGCCATCGGGCTCTTCATCCTCGCCACGCACCTTGCCGGCGTTGAGCTGGCCGGAGTTCGGTTCGAGATCGTCTTCGGCACCTTCGACGGTCTTCAGCGTATCGAGAAGATCGACGACGTCGCTGATGTCGGCATCCTGGGCCAGCTTGCCGGTCGCGGCCTTCTTCAGGCCATCGGCGATGGTCACCGGATTGTAGTTCTTTGCCGTCACGTCCTTCAGGATCGCCGTGATATCGATCTTGGCATCCTGAGCGAGCTTGGGGCGGAGATATGCGAGGATCGCGCCATGAGCGACGGATGCCTTGCGGGATAGAACTGGCGTCTTCGCCATGGCTGCAGTCTCCTTTGGTTTCAGTGCTTGGTCTGCAACAAAGACATCCGCCCCGGCCCGTCCTGATTCGACGATCGCGAGGTGATTTCCTTTGATGTTCGTCATCCGACCGTCATAACGTTCGCCTTCGTAGGTTCCCGGTTCCATGACAGGTTCGTATTGATACCCGCACGATAGCTCGCGCTGCTTCTTGGATTCGATGAGCTTGATCGCCTCAGCGTCCCAGATATTCAGCGGGGCCATCAGGTACGGGGCCTTGAACTCAACATCATCGCCGACCGAGCCCACCACGATCTCGCGGGGATGCTCATCAGCATTGACCGGCTTGTGGATCAGCAGCAGCGGCTTGCCTGCGAATGTCGTCGCGGCGGCCTTCAACTCCTTCGGGTCACGAAGCAGGTTGTAGATCCGCTCCGGATCAAGGCCCAGCTTCTGAAAACCGGGGATCTCCTTGCCGTAGTACGGGTTGACCACGGCCTTCGAGATCGGCGTGGTTTCTACGAAAAGATGGCCATCCTGATCGATGCGGCGGACACTGTCCCGGTCCATCGCGATCGAATCTTGCGCCGTGGCGACCTCTTCCTCGCCGTCTTCATCGTAGCTCAACCAGTTGACGAGACGGGTCTTGAGCATCGCCCAATCTTCCGGCGTTTCGAGTCCATCGGTTCCGAGCCGGTCATCCAGCGTACTTTTCACCGCGGGATGGATCGGACCGGGCAGCTGGTCGAACGGCGACCAGGCGTAGCCGCTATGCTCCTCGTTCAGTGTCGGAACGAACTTCTCCGGAACCGCCTGAGCGAAGGTGTGGAACGCCATCTTGGTCGGAGTGACTCGGCTATCCAACAGTTTCATCCGCTTCGCGCTTTCCGGGATGAGCGGGCCCATCTCTTCACGCGCCTCGCGGTCTGCGGTCTGCTCGGGCGTCTCGCCTTCCTCGCCCTTGCCGCCCGGGAGAGCCCAGTGACCGGCATAGTTCGTTTCAGTCGAGGACCGCCGAAGAAGCAGCACATCGCCATCCGGCGCCACGTAGAGGATACCGGCGGCATGGCCATTGCTGGCGTCGGCGGCGACGAACTCCTCGCCGACCTTCTTCGGGATGCCCAACGTGCTATTCCCTTCTGCCGCTGCGAACATCGCACGCCTCTGCTTTTCACTGACCGCTGGCATCCGTCTCGACTTTCACCTGAATTTGAGATTGCGCCCACTTCAGCAGCTGAAGGGAGAGGAGGTTGCAGAACGGAATGTGCTCAAAGACCACGGCGAGATAGATGCCGGCGCGTGTCTGCCACGGCACATGGGCGCTCAGGCGCACCGTCATCATGGCCATTGGATTTCCCCCTCAGGCATCTCAGTGACGATCGGCACTTCAAGCCAGATCCCACGACGTGGGCTGGCGCTCGACTCCCACAACTGCAGAAGCTTGATTTCATTGCCCTGTTTGAACAAACGCAGGCGACCGGTCGGAACAGGGGCAATGCCAAGAGCCCTTTCGGCAGCAAGGATGTCGCTTTCGTCGAGTGGATCAAACGCCATCTTTGTGATCTTCCTTGATGCCGATCCAGTCGCCACCGCGACCAGCATTATCGGCAACAACAACCAGTCGAGGATCAGCCTCGAGCTCCTTCGCGAGCGTCTCGAACTGCTCGTCAACGACGGCGCCGGCGATCGAATAACCCATGTTCGTATAGCCGTGCATGATCATCCCAAGGGTGCGGGGACCGTGCTTGTCGATCAGTTCGAAGGCATAATCCTGCAGGAAAGAGAATTGCGGCTTCGGAGCCGCGATCTTCTTCATGTCGGGCTTGTTTTCCATCAGCTGAACCCCTTACTTCGACTGGCTTACGCCTTTTGCTTTTTGGCAAACGTCATGGAAACAAACTGATCGGCCATCGATCTATCGGCCGTCTGCAAAAATTCAATCTGCTGGAACTCGTATTGCGGCAACGCGTCGACATAGGTTTGCAGCCCCGCAAAACAACGGGCGGCTATGACCTGCAATCGCCCGTCATCTCTTTCGTTCGTATAATTCCCGGCTTGCGAACGATACGTTACCCCTTCATCTGGATATCGAATGAAGTTGCAAGCGCCTCCAACCGGCCCGCTGACCTGTGTGGCGGCGATTTCCTTGGGTTCCTGAGAAATCATTACGAAAATCCCTTGATCACTGGCCGCCCGACGCATTTGCATCCCGGCTCTTCACCAGGCTGTATGAAGCGCTTCAAGGCCGGGTCGTACCAACCCTGCGAAATCTTGTAGCGGACCTTGTCTTTTCCGGCCCTCACATGCGTCGGTCGGGGTTCCTTCCCGCCGCCGCTGTGGTGCCACTCGGCCTCGTCGAGCCCGAGTTCCGTTTGGCGAACTCGGTTGAAAGCTGACGTGGCCTTCTGATTTTGGTCGCGGGCAATAAAGTCCGCTCGACGACGGGTAACCCCGAGACGCTTCTGAAGCTCTTCGGATACAACGCCCAGATCGCGGCCGTTCTGCACGCCGCGCATCACGATGCCTTCAACCTGCTCCAGATACTGGGCCGGGATCGATTTGATGAGCGCCACGTTCTGATGCACGGTCGCGTCCATCACGTCCCGCATCGCCGGAGTGACGTGAAATTGGACGGTCCAGCCCCCGTCCTTCAGGATCTTCTTCATCGCTCCCGTTGACCGGGCTTCGACCGACTGAGCGAAGTGTTCCGCCATCTTGCCGGCCATCTCGTCGAAGCGTTTCACCCAGCGCTTCGACAACTCCCGCATCGAACGGCGCAGCGCGTCGGCAGGTGTTTCATCCTGCGCGATACGCGGTTCGTTCTGTCGATAGGTTGCGGTGAGCCAAAACTCTACCGACTTCGCCATCGCCTGGATAAGGGCATCAAGCCTGCGCTGATAATCAGCGGCAATCCCCGCATTCGGGTGTATCGGCCTCAGGATCGTTTCCGTGGCCTTCGGCGTCTTCCGCCTTAACTTGCGCGCCAACGTTCTTCTCCAGCCTAGCCAGGCTCTGTGGAATGCTATCGCGAGCCGTCGGCTCTTTCGCGTTGATGATGTCCCAGAGGACTAGTTTGATCACGCGGCTTCAGCTTTCCCGAAAAGGCGGTTGGAGGCACTATCATCAGTATCCTCTTCACCTAAGCCGGGCAAGAGTTTGCCACCCTTCGGGGCTAGGCCATGCTCCTCCTCGTCCAGCAGATCCGGCACGTCGTCGACATCGATCGACGAATGACCGGATGCCGGGTCCGCCGCGACACGCTTGCGGGATTCGTCAGGCGATATCACGCCGGTGTCGATCAGGATCTGATCCGTTTCGGCCTTCAGCTTTTCGACCTCGGCCTCGCTCTTCTCGTCGAGGGAGAACAGCGGTTTGAATCGGAAATCGATGGCCTTGTCCGTCTCGCCCCAGAGCGAAATCATGATCAGGCCCATCAGCCGGCGCAAAGGATGCCGGAACAGATGCTCCTGATAGGCATGGATGTAATCGTAGAACACCCGCATCTGATCCTCGGACGAGGCGTTGAGACCGGCCGGCTGAATGCCGAGAAGCTTGACCGTCGGGATATGCGACACCGATGCCATGTGCTCCTGGGCCTGAGCCTGAAGCTCTGAGAGGCCACCAAGAGGCGCGGAGACGTTCTGAAACCCTTCGCTTTCCTTGTCGATCATCATCAGCCCGCGATTGTCTCGCAGGTTGTTGAAGAGCTCGGCTCGCTTGAACAACTGCTGGCCATCGGCCTGCAGGCTTTCCGCCAGGTTGGTTTCGAGGACGAATACAGAGAATGCCGAGATGATGTCATTCACCGACTGGCGCGTCTGAAGCCAGTTGTCGACATAGGGTTTCGCCATCTGCGACAGGGACAGACCACCGAAGGAATATGTCGGCTTCAGCAGATCCGGAACTTCCCGGCCGATCAGCGTGATCAGGCGAGAGGAATGCACGATCTTGGCCTGCACATACCAGCTATCAGGCCGGTACCAGTTGTCCTTCAGCGGGTCGTTCGAATTGTAGCTCGTCGGATAGCACCACACGGCCTCGATGGTCCGCAGCGATCTGATCTTCTTCTTCGAGAGCTTCGTCTTGCTCAGCTCGTCCCAGCCGTCACCCAAAGACTTTTGCAGTTCATCCGTATTATCGGTATCGCCTGTGTCGATATAGATATGACCGCGGCCGAAGAACCCGTCTTGCTGGGCTGCCCTGGCAAACATGTCCGATACGCAGAGCCGCTTGAACTCTTCTTCGAGCTCCTTGATGCGATCCTGCTTGTCGTCGTCATCGTCCGTCGTCGAGAAGAACTCGATCCACTCTCGCGTCATTTCCGTCGCGATCGTTTCGGAGATCACCCGATATTCCGGGCGCTGCGCCAACTCGGACAGATAGGCATAGCCGAGGAAGGTAATCCCCTCGGTCCAGTAGCCATCGATCGCGAACTGGTTGGCCCAATTGTTCGCTGACCCGATACCCGAATCCATCGCCATACCGGTCTCGCCAGCTGGCAAAACTCCCGGTGCTGGCGTCGGCAGAGAGAACACGGGAACGCGTCTGTAGGCCTCCGGGTTCAACCGAGACGATATCAGCGCTCCATCGGGCACCTTGATGGGCTTTGGCTTGTCGGCCAGCACAGGCGCCGGCACCGCGACCTCCTGCTGCTTATCCTGCCGGAACAGGCGGCCGAACCAGTTTCGAATACCCATTCCTACCTCGATGTTGATCGCTGCAGTACCGTGTCGCTAATGACCAGGACACGCGATAGCTGAACGTTGTCAGCGGCAATGACGGCGTCCGCCAAGTTATGTGACTTCACGCCCAGGTCTTTTTTCAGCTTCACCTTGGGAACAACCCGCTTCTTTCCCTCACTCTCTACCCACCACGGCACGCAGAGTTCCGTGAAAAGAGCATCGAGCTTTGCGGTCCCGATCCCAGACGAGAACGAAAGAACATCCTCAGCCCTGATGGGTTGCCCCCTGGTGACGGCATTGAAGGTCAGCATCGCCCGTCGTGCGGTATTGGCCCAGGCCTGCGCCTTGCGGTTCAGGTATTCGTCTTTGTTCAGCGGGCTTTTGCTGTTGTACGGGTCGCTCGCCTTGTCTGGGTCGAGAACCGCGCCGCCGGCATGAAAAGCGTAGTGGTTGACACGCGCCCGGTTTTCCCGGTTCTGCTCATCGATATAGCCGCCGACAAAGGCACCGACGCCGATCGTATCGTATGACACCGTTGCGCCGACGGCCTTCGCCTTGGCCCATACCTTCTTGGCGTTCTGGACAAGTTCGTCCTTGCCGGACGCCCAGTCGTCGACCTCGGTGAAGATGCCGCCGACCTTATCGGCCGTGGCGCATTTGTCCTCGCCATCGTCGGCAGGGTCGAAACCGATGATATTCCGACCCGTGAGGCCGACGTTCAGCGTCACATGAGCGTCTATGCAAGCATCAAGCCAGCGGCGCTTGAAGATAGAAAGCTCGCTATCCCCGAGAGGAATACCGCCGTAGACGTGCTCAAAGGTCTCCGGGTTGCGCTCCCGCATGGCAGCAATGTCGCGCAGCGCTTTCTGCGAAAGGAACGGGTTCTCGGTGTAATCGATCTTCCGAACCACGCAATGCGGCGGAACATTGATGACGAAGTTCTTCCAGACGTAGTCGGTGACGAGCTTCGGGTTGAACAGCAGGATCGCTAGGCTGTCTTCCTTACGGATCGTCGGCCCGATCACCGTCCATTGGTCTTCGGTTAGCTTTTCCGCCTCTTCGACCCAGAGAATATCGACGTCGGACGTTCCCTTGATATCCTCAAGGTTTCGCTCGATGCCGTAGAAGATGAACTCCGACCCCGTCACCTTGTGGATGATGGTGGTCTTTTGAATGTCGTATTGGTCCGTGAGACCGAGATGAGCGATCGCCCATTTCAGTTCCGTGTAAACCGAATCCTGGATACGGTTCTGGAAACGACGGATGCAAAGCACCCGCATCCTGACGCCGACATGGTCGACCAACCGAACCAACTGGCAGGCCGTGTCTCGCGTCTTTGAGCTTGAGCGGCCGCCGTGAAGAACCGCGATGTCCGCCTGACCGAGGAAAACCTGCTCCCAAAAATCATGAAGAGCCGGGTTGGTGAGATATGTGGTGGCGTCTAGCTCTTCTCGCTGCGCAGCACTTCCCGCCATGTTCTCGTCTCGGTCTGGATCGGTGCGCCGTCCTTGCCTGTATGCTCGTGCCGCTCCACGAACATGCCAAGGTGCTTGCCGATGTCCACGAGCGCACCCTTCTTGTCGTGAAGTTTCAACTTAATGCCGCCGGTCGAGTTCTGGCTGATCTCAGCGATCGCGCCGGCCGTCTCGTCGTCGATCTCGTCGCTCGATACAAGCTGGACATTGTTCGTGACGACATTTTTGATCACGAGGACATCACCGCCGTCCGGATTGTCTTCCTCGGTTACAAGCGTGCCCTGCCACTTGATGGCCTTGCGGATGTCAGAGAACCCGATCTTGGCAAGTTCGGCCAGGACGCGCTCTTTGGTGATGGCCAGCTTCTCGATGGCCTTTTCGGTGGCCTTTCGCTCTACCGTCTGCTCCCACTCCAAAAGCTCGGACACGCGTTGTACGATGTTGTCTTTATGCTGTAGGCGAGAGGCATTTCCACGGTCAGGTTTGAAGCCAGCGGCGGCATATGCGTCATCTGCTGTATTGCCTTTGGCGAGAGCTTGGGCAAACTTCTCATGCCGGGGGTTTTTCAGGACTGGCATAGGGTCACACACGGGAGAAAATAATGTTTCTGCAAGGCCAAGATAATACCCATTCCGAAGTCGTGACCTGCCCTCATTGCGGTCAGGAGTTCGAGTGCTTGGAATACGAGGGCCAGCCCGGCTTTGTTGACGTCGAGTTGGTCTATTGCCCGCATGACGGATGTAGAAAGTTTGTCGAAGAGCGTCGGAGTAGCGGATCGTTTTCAACCCGCCGGTTGCGCACTCCCGAGGAACGATGAGTTATAGCGCCCGCCACAGATCCTGGCCCGGCGGCTGATACGTCTGGCACCCCGACATGGCGAACAGCCCTACGAGGCAGAATAGAACGATTGCGACGACGAAAGCGGCGCGCTGGATGTAGCGGGGGATGATCATGCGTTGCCCGTCACGACGCAGGTGAAGCTCATGCCGTCTTCGAGCTTGACGGACTTTCCGACATGGGTGATGCCGCTTCTCTCGCTGTCGCCCTTTCGGGGACCGAGATAGGTGGCCGAGGCGTGGACTGGCTTGCCGGCGAGTGCGCAGATCTGCTCATGGCTGATCATGTCGCCATGGACCTCGAACTCAATGCCGTTGACCTTGATTTTCGAGGCCACATAGGGAAACCCCGTCACCTGGCCGAGGCGCACCTTGGCCTCGATGCAGTCCTGCGCTTCTTCGGCAGAAGCATGATCATGGTTGCAGCCGGTGTAGAAGCCGCCGCCCTCGTCGCTTTGCGCGCAGAGATGCCACAGACCGGACGGCTTGCCGTCTTTGTCTTTGCGCTCCAGCGGCTGAACAAACCAAACCATCTCTATCGTCCTTGATGATTATCGATCGCGAAGGCGGATGGGGATCGCCAGAGGATCACGCCGCCGGCGCCTTGAACTGAATAAAGAACGGCGGGACGTAGAAGTATCCAGGGTAGCCGAGCATGACTTTTTTCGCGTTGAGAAGGTCGACGAACCGCTTTCTCTGGTCTTCGCTCAAATGCTGGAAATAGAACTTTGTGCCGCTACGCTCCCGCGTCACCCAGTGGGAGCAATCGTCAGGCCCCTTGCAATTCGCATCGCTTGGGCAATTGCGATAGGTCTGTTTGAACTGCTCACCGCCGGCGTTCTCGCAATAGACCTTGTAGGTCTTATCCGTCGGGTCAAGCCTTACATCACCAGCCTCAAGGCGCGCCATGAGGGTATCGGGATTCAGGCTGCCGCAGTATGAGCACGATCCGTCCTCACGCCAGGTGTCAGGCCCAGAGGTGAAAGTCGGCCCTTCGGCGCGGCGCGGGCACATATGCTCGTCTGACATTGGAGAGCCTCTCAGAAAATGGAAAACCCGCCAACCGCGGCTAAGCGGGCGACGGGCGTGATTGGCTGTGGAGGCTTGCAGACCTCCGCCTCTCGTTTGCGCCCCGAGAGCTTACGGCGGGCTTGGGTGCTCTGGTGCCTCGGATGGCGGCTGGCTGGTCCGCAATCCTTCTTTCCGGTTACGTGGACTATCCGGCGAACGGCTTCTGGGGATGCGGGGCCCGAACACATCGCACCGTCTCCACGACAGTGGCTGAACTCATCAGCTTGTTCGTTTGGCCCCTCTGGGAACTGGTTGCGGAGGCAGGATTCGAACCTGCGGCCTCTTGGTTATGAGCCAAGCGAGCTACCGGGCTGCTCTACTCCGACATGAAACAATTCAATTTTGGCTGGCGCGAAAGAGAGCCATTTCCTCGATTGATGGATGCCGACCCATGTAAGCATCCATATGCACCTTGGCGCCTGTATCGAGCCGATACATGGTTTGACGCGTGCGAGGGTGCTTGCAAAGGCCGATCACGATCCCGACGGCAGCGCGGTCTCCAACGTTTTCATTGCCGTCGAAAATTTGGCCGGGCGTCGCCGCTTTGAAATCGCCGATCGATCGCGGGTCAAACATCATGTCCGATGCCGTGACCCGGCTTGCCTGATCGCTCTCGAATAAGCCCATGGCGTCATTGGTCTTAGCGAACTCGCCGAACAGCACTAACGCCTTTTCATCATAGGCGCGGGCTGCTTCGGCTTCATCGTCAAACAGCCCGATTACCTGATGATCACCGTTTCGAGTGATGGATGCTGCCCATTTCCCCGAACTCGTGAGGATGACGCCTTTGAACTTCGAACTGCACGGGTCGCTGCGCTTGAAGGAATTCCACGTGTTTTGGGCGGGCGTGGCTTTGCGGAGATTGGCCTTCCGGTTGTCGAGGCCGTTCCCGTTTTCGTGGTCTACGCGCTGCCCTTTTTGGGCCCGCATGACATAGGAATGCATCCCATACAGATGGGCCGACAGGATACCGCTGGTGGCTCTAGCGTAAAAGGTCTTCCCCGAAGCGACCGCGTACCACTTTAAACGAGACACGCGGTCGTAATCCTCCTCGTCGATAAGCGCAAACATCCGCTTGCGGCCTTTCGATTTCTGAAGAGGGATGTGGGCTACACCATCAACGATGAACGCCAAGGCGCATTTCTCCAATGAGCATAAGTGATGCTTTTGAGAGACAAGCGGCCGGCAGGGTATTCCCCATCAGATGGGTCCGCGAACAGAACACCGCAAATCACTGACGATATTACGCAACACGATCTATGGTTTCAAGCCCCTCATATGCCTCTAACTGCTCCAATTGGAGCAACATCCCCATGACTTTGCTCTGCATCTCCGGTTTCAAGTCCTTGATGGTGAGGAGAGCTTGATCCTTGAGGTTGATGCGATTGCCCCTGCCCTTCGGCAGGATCTTGCGGAGATTGCCGCGGAGCTGCATGGCCTGTCCGGCGGTTTCATTTTGGATTCGGGTGATCCGTTCGCGCCGGAACTCCTGACGCCGCGTCAACTCTTCGGCAGCGATGACGGCAAGATCGTCTCCACTGAACCGGAGCGGACCGAACTCGGACCGGAGGAAACACACCACGCCGTCGACGTCGCGCACCCTCTCGAAATTCAGGTTTTCGAGGTTCACGAACGCATATCCGACCAACAGCGGCAGACGACGCTGGATGACCTTCCGGTTGCGGTGGTGAATGCCCTCGTACCAATACGCCGGCATGTAGACGCTGATCCCCTCGTTGCGGAGATTGCGCTCGATGATGCTCTCTCCGATACGATGGATCGGAGCGTCTTCGACATGTCGGGCCATTCGCTGTGTGCCGGGGGCAGTCCGGATCGCGTACCAATCTCGGCCGATAAGCCGCTTCCGCCGTTGCGCGACTATATCAGCGAAATCTCGTGTGTCCTGCTCTTGCAATGCCAGTGCCGCCATTTTCATTTCCTCTCATGAGCCGCCGCTCGGATTATCGGAATTTCGGATGAGTGATCGCCGCGAGGATCATGTCCATTGCGATGGTCTTGTTGATGTGTTGGGATCGGCCGATATCGACGTAAGCATGGATGCCGCTCGGAAGATGCGTAATGCGCACACCCGGGCAGGTTCCAACATGCTGGCCGCCTCGTTCGTGAATGCCGGAGATGGGCCAGACCTCGATCTTGATTTCGTCGACGGGAATGTCTGTCACCGTGGCGCCTCCCATGGGCCTAGGGGCGTGGCGTAGGCGACCATCAGCGGGTGGCGCGGCTGCCCGTCGCCGGCAGTGCCCCAGCACATCGGCCGGCAGCCAGCGCGGGTCATGACATCCACGACATCGCGCCATCGGTTGCGGAGAGGTCGCGGAAGCTTGGCAAGCGGTCCCCATGCGACGATGTGAATATCTGCATCGCGGATCGCCTGCTCGATGTAGGCGTCATTTTCCGGCCCGATCGGGTCAGCTGCCGCGCGGAGCGCCTTCACGTCCTTGTTGCGCAACGCGCACTTGTTCCAGACCTTCACCTTGCTGGCGCCGAGGTGCGCGGCGAAGCCGTCGATCTTCGTCATGGTAGGATCGTTCTTTTCCTCATCCGCGCTGGATGGGTTGACCATCCCGATCGAGATAACCGGACCGGTCCCGCCGAAGTCGTGCTCAAGGAGATAGCGGTAAAGGCCACAATCCGAGAACACGACGCGTCTCGTCATGAGAAGATCGCTCATCGAGCCGCCTCCATGATCGCTTGCGCCGCCGCGGCCGCCTTTTTGGGGTTGTGGTAGCCAAGCTGAAGCTTCCGGGTATAGCCGCACGCGTCGCACATCGGATCGCTGCTTCCCGGATTGTTGCCGGCGACACAGGCCTTGATGTACCTGGCCTTGCGGGTCTCGTATGATCCGCAGACGCAGCGCACTACCCACTTCTGGCCGTTGCCTATTATCTCCGCTGCAACGCCCACCACGGTCAGCCGGCCGATCTTAGCGCCCGTCAGATCCGTGTATTCAGGCCTCGACAGTTCGTTTTCCGTAGGGCGACGGACGGCAAGCGGATCAGACGAATGGACCTTGGTGGCCTGGTTTGGCTGCCAATCGAAATGCTCTCCCCTTGCCGCTACCCGGCCGGCGACCTTGTCGCTAGGATAGAGCGGAGCGACGGCATCCATGTCGACGCGAGCTAGACGGGTCATGCCGCAGCACTCCTAACCATTTCGCGTTCGATCGCATCTCTGGACGATGTGAAGTCAGTGTGCAGGATCCCGAACCCGCCTTCCTCGCGCCAAGCCTTGATGTTTCGCTCGAAGTCGTCGACGAGGATGTCGCCGGGCGAATGCATGAAGAGCGGCTTGTTCCGGCCGCCCATGACCGGCAGGATGTGGCAGGTGGATGACAGGTGCTCCCTCACCCATTCCCGCTTCTGGCGGGCGACGTGCGCATAGTTCGATTTCGGGCAGGCCGTAAGGATGATCGGCTTAAGCCATGATATGCGGTCGAAGAACTCTTTCGCGCCAGGGCACTGAGGCATATCCCGGAAGTAGCTCGGGTGCCCGTTGATCTTAGCCCACATATCATCGTCGAGCATATTCCGGTGGTCCACGCCGAATAGGGCCGGGAAGTGAGCATCGAAGTCGGCCATGACACCGTCGAGATCGAGATAGAGGCGAGGTCTCCTGCTCATACTTCACCTCGCTCAGCGGCTTTCCGCTGCCGATTGAGCTCCATTTTCTTGAGGACTTGGTTGCCCTGATAGACGGCATAGCAGACAGTAGAATGGTCCTTGTTGAAGATGCGGCCGATCTCCTGCAGCGTCAGATCAGGGCGCTTCTGATAAACAGCCTGCAAGCACTGCCGCCGAGCCTGCACAACATGCCAGGGCTTACGGCCGCCCTTGACCTGCGCCCAGGTGACGCCTGGCCAATCCTTCAGCTCTTCGCGGACGATGCTCTTGATCGACGGCTTGTCATCGACTGATCCGGATTCGTCCTCATCCATCGCCCGCATCCGTAACTCGAGCGATTTTGTGAAATCTCGCTCGCTTCGAAGGTCTGTGAGGAGGGTATCGATCACCTCCTGTTTGGCCTTGTTTGCCTCTTCGAGCATGATGATTTTGGCCGCTAGATTGCGGTTGCGCTGTTGCAGATCCATGACCTGTTCGCGGGTGATCTTCACCGGCGGGTTCATGAGCTTGGCTCGGATATCTCTTGCTAGGACGTTCATCGGAAACTCCGCTCAGATCTCGCCTTTTCGGCGGCTAGGTACTCTTCTCGGGATTGAAATTTCTGCAGGTGGGTGAAGCCGGTCCCGTTCAGCTTCGTAGGCGTCCCCTTGTCGGGCGGCTTGGCGGGCTGGTCTTTCCAGCGGTCATCGGAGAGCCACTTCACCGGCGAGCACCACTGCCGATCGTCGGTCTTGGCGGCATAGGTTCGGACACCGGTCATGATCTCGTCGAAGCTGGCGCGCTTGACGGCTTGGGAGAAGGCTTTCTCGGCCGATGGCCTGCCGGTCTTGTTCGGGTAGGCATCCCAAAATTCTTCGAATTGAAGATCGTTCTCTGGCGCGCCCGCGTCTTCCGAAGGATCTGTATCTGTCTCTGTATCTGTTGTTGCAGATGCGTTCGTTTGCGTTCGTTTGCGTTCGCGCCATTCTCTCGCGCGTTCGGCAGCGCCATCTTCGCGCTTCGGCTGCCGCTTTTCCCAGCTGGAGAATCTCCCGTCGGAGATCATGCCTTTGTCAGCCATTGCGGCGACGATGGCCTCTACCTGCTCAGGCTCGCATCCATAGAAGTAGGCCAATCCCTCGGCGTCATAGCCCTTGATCGATCCTCGATCCGATGCCTGTGAGGCGCGGTCCATGAGAGCCCACGCGACCGCAACGGCGATACCAGGAGCGACACCGGCGCGGCGGGCTATCCCGAGCCATTTCGGATCGGTTGGCGCACCATGCCATGAACGGAACCAATCGTTGCTCATGCGGCATCCCTCACCGTCACAGTGCAGGGAACGCCCTCTTCCACCCATCTCGCATTGATGGCGACGACCTGGCTATCATCGCCGATCGTCTTCGTTGAGGTGAGTAAATCCAGCAATGCTTTCAGGATGTTGTCCAAGTCCCTGCGCTTGCTGGCTGGGCGATAAGCAGCAACATGGACCTCGACTGGACCGAGAAAGCACCTGTGAGAGCCAAGGCGGTTTCGTTGAGCGATAAGCATCCAGCCGGCTTCAAATGCCCACTGACGAGCTTCCTTCGTCTTCACACGGCCTTTGCCTGGAAGGTTCGAATACATTTTGTTTACCGACGGCGGCATGGGAAGTTCGAAGGAGACAACACGCGTCATGCGGCTTCTCCCGAGCAGTGAAGGCCGCACTCGACATCGTATTCCATGTCATCGTCGGATTCGGCGTCGAAGAAGCTCGGTGAAAACCAGACCTGCTCCATAAGTTCGGCGACCGTGTCGCGCTTGTCGAACCATCCATTTTGCGTGACCTCCTGACGAGACCACCAATGCGGCGACTTCGGGTTTTCGCGGATATACCGCTTGCGAATGCCTTTGCCCTTTTGGAAGCAGAGGTCGCAATTTCCCTCCCAAGGATAGAGACCGAGATCGAAGCCCTGTGGCAATGGGTGGACAAGGCTCTTCGGATCGCGATTATCGCCAAGCCAGAATTTCCAAATGTCCGGTTTGCGAACCTTTGCCTTGGCGAGAGGGTGAAAAATACGGCGGCCGTATTTTTCACCCTGCGCCATCGCGTTGAATATCCGGAGACCTTCGTCATCCCGAAGCCCGATGCATTCGAGATACTGCCCAGGCTCAAGCCCGAGCTTATCGCGCATCTTGGCAAACATCGGCAGCACCTTAAGGAATGACGTGCACCAGCGCTCATGGCCGTTCGGAAGGCGCTGCTTCCATGCGATCAGCTGCTCGAAAGGTTCTCCCTCACGGGAGGCGCTGTTGAAGCCGACTTCCTCAAACCCTGGCTTTCCAAGGCGGAATTCCAGCCAGTTGATCCTGACGTTCCACCTGCTGCCACACTCATGCACGAAGCGAAGCGTTTCCTCACGCTCCTTGCCGGTGTTGGCAAAGCAGACGACAACATCATCAGGGAGGACGCCACCATGCGCCTGCAGGATCTGATAGAGCATGTACGCCGAGGTGCGTCCGCCGGAGAAGGAGATCAGCGCTGGGCCATCGATTTTGTACGGGTTTGTCATGCGCGCCTCAAACTGCGCCGGACGCGCTGCTGGTGCCGACGCTCCATTGCTTCGTTGATGAGGCGATCAGCCTCTGGTGGCGTGATGCCGAGGGCTTCGGCGATGCGCTCAACGTCTGGGCCGTGGATGCCGTAGGCTTCGAGGAAGGTCATGCTGCCTCCTCTTCGTTCTCGAGCGAGATGGCAGGCGCGCCGGTGATGCGGCGCTCCGCGATGTCGGCATATTCTGGCTTCAGCTCGATCAACGCGCTTCGATAGCCATACTGCTCCGCAACCACCGCGACTGTTCCAGAGCCACCAAAGGGATCAAGCACTACGCCGGGAAGACGCTCGAACGTTTCGCAGATCGGGCCACAGCCCTCAGCAGCGCCGCAGCAGCCACAGACCGTCTTCGGTGTTCCAGCCAAGATGCAGCGACGGGCTAGTTCACGTGGGAATGTGGCGAAGTGGGCTCCGCGGTAACCCTCGATATTGAAGGTCCAGACGTTCCGGCCATTGCGGAGATCCGGGACATAGGTCTCAACCCACGTTCCCTCCCTATTCTGTCCTGCTGTGCTGCCCTTGGCCGGCTTGTACTGACCATCTCTGCGGCGAGCATGAGCGTTGCCGGTCGTCGGCTCCTTCAGCGATTCAGCGTCGAAGAAATACCGCTCGCTTTTGGTGAGCAGAAAAATCTTCTCATGAACGGCGGCAGGCCGATCGTCGATCGACTCGGGCTTAGGATTGGTCTTGTTCCAGATGATCTCGGACCGGACCCACCAGCCATCATCTTGAAGAGCGATGGCGAGCCTGTTCGGGATCATGCATAGATCCTTGGGCTTCATGAATCCGCCGGCGACAACTCGGCCGCCGCTCTCTATGTGGGACTGACGATCGCCAGACGAGAAGGCGCCTCTCGCTTTCGAATGGTTTGGGTCGTAGATGGGCCCGACGGTCGAGAACGGCTTATCCCGGAACGTCCGATCGTCACTGCCGTCGGCCTTATATGCTGCCGCGGATTTCCCGTTCGGCTGAGCGGCGTAGCAATCGCCGTAATTCATCCATACCGTGCCATGCGCCTTGAGGACGCGGCGGATTTCGCGGAAGACGGCGACCATCACATCGAGGTGTTCGCCAAGCGTTGG